TCTTTCTTTGAACAAAGACTAGTATTTGCAGGAACTACTGCTCAACCTCAAACTTTATTCTTTTCAAGATCAGCAGACTACGAAAACTTTGATGATCAATATCACGAAACTGTAGCTGATGATGATGCTATTGTTTATACAATCGCTTCTAACCAAGTTAATGCAATTAGATTCTTAACAGCAACTAGAACATTAATTATAGGTACAGCAGGGGGTGAATTTGCAGTTAATGGAGCTGGTGTAGGAGAAGCTATTACTCCAACAAATATTTTAATTAACAAACAATCAAATCATGGTGCAGCAAATGTAGATGGTATTGCTGTAGGTAACGCAACATTATTTTTACAACGTGCTAAAAGAAAAATTAGAGAACTAGCTTACAACTTTGATGTTGATGGTTATGTTGCTCCAGACTTAACAATCCTTGCAGAACACGTTACTGAATCTGGTATTACCCAAATGGCATACCAGGAAGAACCTAATAGTATTGTATGGTGTGTTAGAACTGATGGTCAACTTTTAGGATTTACTTATCAAAGAGAACAACAGGTTACTGCTTGGCATAGACATATTTTTGGTGGATCATTTGGTAGTGGTAATGCTGTAGTTGAAAGTGTTGAAGTTCTACCAACAGATAATTCTGAATATCAAGTATGGGTTATAGTTAAAAGAACTATTGATGGTGCAACAAAAAGATATGTAGAGTATTTACACAATCAAGACTTTGATGAAACAGATGACACATCATTTAATTATTTAGATTCTCAATTAGCTTATGATGGTTCAGCTACAACTACTATAAGTGGATTAGATCATTTAGAAGGTGAAGAAGTTTCTATACTTGCAGATGGTGCAACTCATCCAAATAAAACTGTAAGCTCTGGTGCAATTACTTTAGATAGATCTTCAACTAAAGTTAAAGTTGGTTTACCTTATGTTTCATTATTACAAACAATGAGAATAGATGCTGGTTCACAAAATGGTACATCACAAAGTAAGACTAAAAGAATTTATGAAATCACTGCTAGACTTTATGAAAGTATTGGTATTGAGATTGGTCCAGATTTAGACAACATGGAGCGAATACCATTTAGATCTTCAGCTAACTTAATGGATAGTGGAGTTAATGTATTTACTGGGGATAAAGATATAGAATTTAGAGGTAACTATGAAACAGATGGTTTTATATTTGTTAGACAAAATCAACCTTTACCTTTAACTGTTTTATCGTTATACCCTAGATTAGTTACAAATGATGGATAGAATACTAGATATAGTACCCTACAAAGGTGAGCATGGTGCATACATTATGAAACAACAAATGAACCATCAGTTGATGGATAAAGATATGGAATTTGAAGGAGACGCAAACAACTTGGTACAAGATAATTTAGCATTCACAGGATTAGTAAATGATAAACCTATCTTTGCTGCAGGCATGAAATTAATTTGGAGTGGTGTTGCAGAAGGTTGGGTGTTAGCAACTAAAGAAGTTTGGGATCATCCTTTACTTGTAGCAAGAGCTATTAAGAAAGACTTTGCAAGAATTGCTAAAGAAAATAATATCAATAGAGTTCAAACTGCTGTAAGAGCAAACTATACAACTGGCTTAAAATTTGCTAAATGGTTAGGATTACAGGAAGAAGGATTAATGAGAAAATTTGGTTTTGATGGTTCAGATCAATATATGTGTGCGAGGGTATTCTAATGAGTTGGCAAATGGCAGCAGTAGCAGGAATAGGTGCAGTAACAGCTTCACAACAAAATGCTTATGGAAAATTTAATCAAGCTGTTAATAACAGAAATGCTTTAGTTAAAGAACAAAAAGTTGAAGCTATTGATAATAAACTTGAACTAGACTTAGCTTCATTTGATAAAGAATTTAGAAAACTTGAAGGTAACACTTTAGTTAAAACATTAAAATCTGGTGTTACTAAAGAAGGATCTGCACAAAGAATTGAAAAATACAATTTAGCTCAAGCTGAATTAGAAAAAAGTAAAATGGCTTATGATGCAGAAATTAGTAAGGCTCAAGCATTTGAACAAGCTAACTTTGCAAGAATCTCTGGTCAAATTGCTAGAGAAGAATCTAAAACTGCAATGTTAAGAACAGCAACTAGTGTAGGAACATCATTACTTACAATGCAAGGATAATATGAGAGATTATAAATCAGAATACGCAAACTACCACTCTAAACCAAAACAAAAAAAAGATAGAGCAGGTAGAAATGGAGCAAGAGCAATAATGAAAAAGAAATATGGCTCTAGTTTATTGGGTAGAGATGTAGATCATAAAGATAGAAACCCAAGAAATAACAGTGTAAGCAATTTAAGAGTACAATCTAAATCAACAAACAGATCAAGAAATTCATAGACTATGCCAAAGATACCTACATTCACTTCAACAAGATCTATAACAGCAGAAACAGCATCTGTTGGAAGTAACATTCAACTTAATGTTAATAACACACCAGCAAGTGCATTAGCACCAGTTAGTGATTTTATTCAAAAAAGTTATATTAAAGAAAAACAAACTGAAGCAAATAATAAATCCTACAAAGCTATTAATGAATTTTATGAAGATCAAAAAGATGAAACGGGTAATGTAATTCAAAAAGGTTGGCTAACAATTTCAAGTGAAGCTAAACAAAAAGAAAATCCAACTGAAGCATCTAATTATTTTGATAGCGAAATACAAAAACTTTATAATTACAATAAAACAAAAAATTATAAAAATTTAAATAATTTTGAAAAAAAAGCTATTGATGCAAAATTTTATGCAACTACTGGAATGCTTAAAACTACAGCTATTCAAGAAGCTAGATTAAACATGATACAGCAAAACAAAGATATTGATGATGATACTTTTGTTAAAGAAGCACAATTACTTTCACAAATGGGTACAATTTATATTGAGCAATTTAAAAATGTTATGACTTCAAGAATTGAATCCAATCCAGAATATGATGATGGAACTAAAAAAATATTAATTAAAGAATACCATACTAAAGGTGTTGAATTTTTAGCTAAAAGTATGGCTTCATCAAAACCCTTACAATTTAAAGAAGCAATGAAACAAGATAAATTTACAGATGTTTCTGCTATTAAATTATTAGAGTTTGATGGTATAGCAAATGAAAATATTAAAAAACAAAAATTTGAAACATTATTATCTGGATTAGATGTACCTTTTGATTCAGATCCAAGAGATTTTGTTATTGCTAATGAAGAAATTCAAAATAAAAATTTTGGTAACAATGAACAACTACAAGCAATCTATGCTAGTCTTACCCCTCAAGAAGTTGTTGAGTTTAAAGAAGCATACAAAACAAAAGCTTCTGCAATAAGAGCAGATAGAAACATGAACATTTTAACTGCTGCACAAGTTGGTAAAGTAACTGCTGCACAAAATACAAATGAAGTATTTAAAGATTTTTTTCAAAATAAAGGAGTATATAATCAAAAATTAAAAGAATTATTTCCAGATAATTTAATAGCAGTTGAACAATTAAGTGAATTTAGTTTAAAACTTTCAGATGGTAGTGCTAATCAAGTTTCAAATTTTGATAAAAATGATGATATAATTAAATTAATTATTAACGATGAAATAAATAGTGTGTATGATAAATTTACATTACCTGGCGAAACTGAATCTTTATCTGTAATAGAAAGAGCCGGTAAACAACTTAATGTTGCTGATGCTCAATATTTAAATACTCTTTTTGAAATTTCTGGTGAAAAAGGTTTTAAAGAAAATCATACAAAGTTTTTTAAATTTATAGATATGTTTGGATTAGAAGTTGCAGGAAGTTCTGCATTAAAAAGTTTAGATACTCAAAGAGATAAAAGATTAAATAATTTTAAATATGCAATGTACAATAGATATATTACAGGATTACAAAATGGTCATACTGCAGACGAATTATTAAAACCAACTAAAGGAAATAAAAAATTTATTGGTTATGATTTTCATACATATATTCCAAACATGAATGATGTATTTAAAGATATTAGTGAAAGTATAAAAAAAGGTAGTGAAGATCTTCCAGATATACCTGGACAAAAGAAAAAAACAAAAAAAGAATTAGAAAATGAACTTGGAAGAACTATTACTATTTCAGAGTACGAAGAGCTAACAAAAGGAATCTAATGGCTACATTAGCAGAGCAAGTAAAATCCTATGAAGAAGCAGGTTTTAGTTCAGAAGAAATATCTGCTTGGACAAAAAACAAAGCTAAAGAATTAAGTGAAGCAGGATTTTCTACTCAAGAAATTGCAAAAGATTTAGGCTATAAAGAAGTAAACTTAAAACCTATTAGAGCAGCTTGGGAAACTATTATTAATCTTGGCAGACAAGAACATGAAAAAGTTTATTCAGAATTAGAATCGTTAAACGCACAAAACGATGACACACCTTTTATACGAAAACAAAAAGAAAATTTAGTTGGTCAAATATTTGAACCAGCTCAATATTGGAAAAGAGGTTGGGATGCTGGTGTTTGGGATCTTCATCAAAGTTATGTTAATGGAGAAGAGATTCCAGCAATGTACACTACTGATATGCCAAACGATACAGGGTTTTTAGAAAGAAATATAATGAACATAGCAAGATTATCTAAAGATATTATTCCTTATGCTGCTGCTACTGTACCTGTTGCATTAGCCACTAGAAAAACAGATGCTAGTTTAGCTGCTGGTGCTTTTGTAGTTGGTTCTATGAGAGAAACATACTTACAAGCATTACAAAATGAAGAAGTAAATGGTTTTAATGAATTTTTTAAAATCTGGACACAAGAAGGTTGGAAAGCTGGAGCAACTGAAGCAGCTCAAATTTATGCAGCAAGTAAATTGGGTGGATTATATAAAGGTGTACTAGCAAAAACTGTAGCACAAACTGTAGGGTTTGAAGCAACTGGTGCAGTTCTTCATGGAGAAATGCCAGGCAAAGAACAAATGGCAGACAGTTTATTTTTATTTAGTTTGTTTAATTTAGGTGGTGCTGCAATAGCAAAATCTAAAAGAATTATAACAAAGAACGATAGAACTCTTCCAGAGTTAGCAGAAGATATGGTTGTTCACAAAACAGTTTTAGAAGATGGTGCAAGTAAAACAAATGAAAGACCAAGACATTATGGTGATGAAACAACTGTAACATATAAGCCAGAAAAATTTAAAGAAGGTATTAAATTTGAAACTAAAGCAGAAGAAACTATTTTTAATAAAACAAAATACTCCGAAAGAGAACCTATAACAACTTTGCCAGAAAAACTTGATGCAGTAAAACAAACAAAAGATTCTGCTGTTACAAAATTTGTTGACAGACTTCATCCTATTAAAATGGTTATAAGAGAGATTCAAAATACAAAAAATATGAAAGATGCTTTGAATGTTTATGAAAGATTTAGATCTTTACTTGGAATGGAAAATAGAGCAGGAGCTGCTATTGAGATAGGTACATTTGATATTAATTTAAAAACTAATGGTAAATCTTTTAAAGAAATTATAGAGCCTATATTTGAAAAAGATTTTGCAATACCTGGATTGCCAGAAAAAGTTCCATTTAGTTTAAAAGCAAGAGATTTAAAAAACAAACAAAATTATGCAGAGTTTAATAATTATGCCATTGCTAAGAGAGCTTTAGAAAAAGGAGATCAAGGAATTAAAACTGGTATTCCTTTTGAAGTATCAAAAGAAGTAGCTAACAATCCAAGATTAATTAAAAAATTTGAAAAGACAAGATTAGAGTTAATTGAATATAATAAAAAATTATTAGAGTACGCAAGAGATAAGGGTTTACTTACCAAAGAAGCATTTGATGCTATGGTAGAAATGAATAAAGATTACATTGGTTTTGCTAGAGTAATGGAATTTGTTAAAGGTGAAAAGAAAACAAGTGTATCTTCTTTAAAAGAAATGAAAGGATCTGAAAGAGATATAATAGATCCTATTGAAACAACTTATTCAAATACATTTGCTCTTATTAAAAAAGCAGAACGTAATTCTGCTATAAATGAATTTTTAGATGTTGTTGAAGCTTCTCAAGTTAATGGTGGATTTTTAGATATTCAAAAAAAACAAGTAACTAAAATTACAAAATTAAGTTTAAAAGAATTTGAAGATTTTGGTATTGATACATCTAAAATGTCAAACAAAGTTAAAGAAAATTTACAAGTATTTAGAAAAGAGTTTGATAAAGTTGATGGTGATTCTGTTGGAGTTTATCGTAATGGTAAATTTGAAGTATGGGAAGTTGGAAGAGAATTAGCAGAAGCTTTAAAAGATTTTGATCCAAGAACAAGTAGAAATTTAATGTTTGGTATTGCTAGACAACCTGCAAGTTGGTTAAGAGCTGGTGCTACTTTAGCTTTAGACTTTGTTGGTGCTAACTTTCTTAGAGATACAGTTCAAGCATCTATTTATAGTAAGTATGGTTTCTTTCCAGTAGTAAGTTCTATGAGAGGGTTGTTTGATATTATTGCTGGTAAAACTGGTTTAAGTAAAAAATCACAAAAACTTTGGGAAGATTGGGTTAAATCTGGTGGTATGCAATCAACAATGTTATCTCTTGATAGAGCTGTTTTTGATAAAGCTGCATTTGACATTGTCAACAATGGACCAATTAGAAATAAAGCTTCTAATCCTATAGAAATATTAAGAGTTATTTCAGAAACATTTGAGAATGCTACAAGGATTTCTGAATTTAGAAGAGCTTATAATGCTTCTATTAAAAGAGGATTAAGTCATAAACAAGCTGTTGAAAGAGCTGGTTTTGAAAGTAGAGATATAACTTTAGACTTTGGTAAAATGGGTACAGAAATGAAAACTGTAAATCAAATATCTGCTTTCTATAATGCAAGAGTTCAAGGTTATGCAAAACTTTATGATGGTTTTAAAGAAAGACCAGGAAGAGCATTACTAGCAATTAGTGGTGGTATTATGATACCTACTGCATTACTTTGGTTTTTAAATAAAGATGATAAAGATATTCAAGCACAACCAGAATGGGTTAAAAGACATTATTGGTTATTTGCAACTGGTAAAGGTGAAGATAAAGTAATTCATAAAATTCCAAAACCTTTTGATGTAGGTGTAGTTTTTGCTTCTTTGGTAGAATCTTTTTTAAATCATAATTACAGTAAAGATGAAACAACTAAACAACAATTAGATGGTTGGTGGAAAGATTATTTATGGCAAACAGGAAAAGGATTTATCCCTACTCCACAATTTGTAATGCCATTTATTGAAGGTGGTTTTAATGAAAGTTGGTTTAGAGAACAACCTTTAGTACCACATTATCTTGAAAAAACTTTACCTAATAAAATGCAATATACAAATTACACTTCTGAAAGTGCAAAATTAATAGCTGCTGGTGTTTATAAGATGATTGGTATTGATACTAAATTTAATAATCCAGTTATGATTGATAACTTTATGAAAGCATGGAGTGGTACTTTAGGTAGATATATAATACAAGCATCTGATAAAGCTTTAATTGAAAGTGGAATGATTGATGATCCAATTAAACCTACAGATCCTTTATCATCAATGCCAGTATTCAGAGCTTTCTTAGCAAAAAATCCAGATTTAAATTCACAATGGATAACTACTTTTTATGAAGAATATAACGAACTTGAAAAACAAAAAAACATGGCATCTGCTCTTGAAAAAGAAGGTAAATCATTAGAAGCACAAAAAATTATAGACAGCATTCCTAAAGCTAAATTTCAATTAGCTTATTCTGCTGATGAAATAAAAGAATATGGTGCTATGATAAGAAATATATATAATAATAAAGAATATACTGAAGATGAAAAGAGAGAATTAATAGATCAATTTGCTTTAATAATGATACAAGCAGCTAAAAGATCTTTAGATATTATGAATATAAAGGTTGATAATAAGTAACAATAATAATATAGAGATAACAATATGACAATATCTAGCACTACAGTAAAGAACTCCTACTCTGGTAATGGTACACTAGATACTTTCAACTATACTTTTAAAATTTTTGCAGACGCAGATATTCAAGTTATTATTAGAGATGCAACAGCAACTGAAACAGTTAAGACATTAACTACTCACTACACAGTTACAGGTGCAGGTTCTGCTTCTGGTGGAACTATTGTATTTACAGCAGGTAACATTCCAAGTGCTACAGAAACTGTTGTAATAAGAAGAGCATCACCACAAACACAAGCAATCGATTATATTGCAAACGATCCATTCCCTGCTGAATCTCACGAAGAAGGATTAGACAGATCTATGATGGCAATTCAACAGTTGCAAGAAGAAATAGATAGATCAATTAAATTATCAAGAACAAACACAATGACTTCAACAGAGTTTGCTGTAGGTTCAACTGATAGAGCTGGTAAAATTTTTGGATTTGATGACAATGGTGAATTAGTTGTATCGCAAGAACTAGGAACTTTTAAAGGTGATTGGTCTGCATCAACTACTTATGCTGCTAGAGATATTGTAAAAGACACATCAACAAATAATATATTTTTATGTAATACTGGTCACACATCATCTGGTGTTGAACCTCTAACAACTAATACAGATAGTGCTAAATGGGATTTATTGGTAGACGCTGCTAGTGCTACAACAAGTGCTAATGCTTCTGCTGCAAGTGCTGCTGCTGCTTTAGTATCAGAAAATAATTCTGCAACATCAGAAAGTAATGCTTCTGCAAGTGAAGCATCTGCATTATCACATAAGAACGATGCCGAAACAGCAAAGACTGCTGCTGAATTAGCAGAGACAAATGCTGAAACTGCACAGACAGCTGCCGAAGCTGCTCAATCTGCTGCTGAAGCTACATTTGATTTATTTGACGATACTTATCTTGGTGCAAAAGCTAGTAATCCAACATTAGATAATGATGGTAATGCTTTACAAGATGGTGCTTTATATTTTGATACGACTAATGATGTAATGAAGGTTTATAACCTTGCTAATACAACTTGGTATCAATTAACTCCAACAGTTCAAAACCAAACAAACATTAATACAGTTGCTGGAATATCAGCTGATGTAACAAGTGTAGCAAATATAGATACAGATGTTACAGCTGTTGCAAATGATGCTACAGATATTGGAACTGTTGCTACAGATTTAGCAGGTTCAGACACTATTGGAACTGTTGCAGGAATTTCAGCTAATGTAACTACAGTTGCAGGTATCTCAAGTGCAGTTTCAACTGTATCTGGTATGTCTACTGCAATTAATACAGTAAATGCAAATGAAACAAATATTAATACTGTTGCAAACAATGATGCAAATATCACAATAGTAGCAAATGACACATCAGATATAAATACAATTATAACTAATCTAAGTAATGTAAATGTTGTTGGTCAAGATTTAAGTAATAACTTTACTCACATTATAGACAATGGTTCAATTACAGATGCAGTAACTGATACACCTGGTACATCAAAAATTGATACAGTAGCTGATGATATTACTAATGTTAATACTGTTGCTGGTCAAATTTCTCCAACCAATAATATATCAACTGTCGCAAGTGCAGATACTAATATTGGTTTAGTGGGTGGTTCAATCGCAAATGTAAATACAGTTGCATCAAATATTACTGGTGTTAATTCTTTTGCAGAACGATATAGAGTAGGTAGTGCTGATCCAACTACAAGTTTAGATGAAGGAGATTTAGCATATAACTCTACAGCTAATGCTCTTAAATATTATGATGGAACTTCTTGGACATCTATAGCTCCAGGAATAGCAAATGTTTCTGATGATGCTTCACCTCAATTAGGTGGAAATTTAGATGTAAATTCAAATGATATTACTGGTACAGGTAATATAAATATTACAGGAACAATAACAGCAACAACAATCAATGGAACTATTGGTAATGTTGTTGAAGATACTACTCCACAACTAGGGGGTACTTTAGATGGTCAAAATAATAACTTAGATAACATAGGAACAATTGATGGTACAAATCTTCAGTTGGATTTTGGTGGACTATAATATATAAATATGTATAACAATTTAGAATTAAGGAGTATAATATAACATGGCAAAACGACTACAACTTAGAGGTGGAACAACATCTCAACATTCAACTTTTACAGGTGCGTTAAGAGAAGTAACTGTTGATACTGATAAAGATACTTTAGTCGTACATGATGGTGCTACAGCAGGTGGTTTTCCTCTTGCTAAATATTCAGATGTTTCAAGTATTAATACAGATTTAGTAAATGACACAACTCCACAATTAGGTGGCGACTTAGATGTTAATGGAAATGTTTTTGTTTCAACATCAAATGGAGATATTGAATTTTCTCCTAATGGAACAGGTAAAATTAAATTTAACGATCTAGCTTATTACCCTGAAGCTAGTATTACTTCTTCATCAAATGCAGTAGCATGGGATATTCAAGCATCTCCAAACGCAAAACATACAACAACAGAAAATACAACTTTCTCTGCACCAAGTAATGCAACAACAGGAAGTTTCATAAGTTTAAATATTCAATATGGTGGAACTCACACAATCGCTTTCAATACAGTATTTGAATTTGCTGGAAGTACAGCACCAACATTCACATCTGTTTCTGGTCAATCAGATCATTTAGTATTCAGATACAATGGCACAGTTTGGCAAGAGATGGGTAGAACTTTAAATATGTCAGCAACATAAGGATAAAATAATGTACGCAATAGTAGAAAATAATGAAATAACAAAATTAATCTCTTACCCTAAATCAATAGTTATTGGAGATGTAAGATACCCAGCTAAAATATTTCAAGTTTGGTCAAAGTCAGAAAAAGAAGCTATTGGAATTTATGAAGTAGTTTATGACAACTCAAACTTTAAAGATGAGAAGTGGTATATTAATACTAATCAATCTTATGCTTTTGCTGATGGAACTGTAACTGCAAGTTATGGAACTGCTACACCTAAAGCACACGCAGATACTTTATGGACACAACAAGATTCAGATGATGGAGATTTACCATCTGACAAAGAAGTTGGAGATGTAAAAGTTGAAGGATTAAAAACACAATTAATTAGAACTATCAAACAACAAGCAAGTGGATTATTAGCACCTACTGATTGGTATGTAGTTAAAGCAAGTGAAGTATCTGATTATTCTGTACCAACTAATATTGCAACATATAGAGCAAGTGTTAGAACTAAATCAAACGAAATGGAAACTGCAATTACAAACGCAGTTGATACTCCAGCATTAGAAACTTTATACACTTACACAGAACAAGAAGATGGTTCTGTTACAAGACCACTAGGCGAATTTCCACAAGAGGTAATATAATGCCTTTAATCATACCAAGTAATTCAATATCTGCTGGTGGATATGAAGTAGATAACTCATTAAGGTTTAATGATGGAAGTGATGATAGCTTGGGTAAATCAATAACAGGAGTTAATACAACTAAATTAACAATAAGTTTTTGGACAAAAACAGCACCTCCGTCTGGAGATAATTATGTAGTATTTGCTAGTGAAAATAATACTGGAAATTATTTATTTATTGCTTTGAATGATGGTTTAGATATTCAAATTGGTGGAAGTGCCAATAGAAGAATTACTACTCAAAGATTTAGAGATTATTCAGCATGGTATCATATAGTTTGTGTTTTTGATACAACACAAGGAACAGCAAGTGATAGAATTAAAATTTATGTAAATGGAAATCAGGTTACATCATTTTCAACAAACACTACTGGAATGTCGCAAGATTCTAACTTACCAACTATAAGTTCAACTTTAAATTATGAGATAGGTGATTATTATGGTCAATCAGGTTTTGGTTATGATGGATATTTAGCAGAATTTTGTGCATTATATGGTCAAGCATTAGACCCAACATCATTCGGAGAATTTGACGAAGATAGTGGAATATGGAAACCAATAGATGTATCTGGTTTAACCTTTGGCACAAATGGATTCTATTTAGACTTTGAAAACTCTGGTAGTCTAGGTGCAGATGTATCAGGTAATGGAAATAACTTCACAGTTAATAACCTAACAGCTATTGACCAGACAACTGATACACCTACTAATAATTTTTGTACTATGAATCCTTTATATCCTGATGGAACAATTACATTTTCAGAGGGAAATCTAAAATTAACACAAGGTAGTTCTTGGCGTTCTGCTGGTGGAACAATGGCAGTATCACAAGGAAAATGGTATTGGGAAGTATCAAATGTAGGTAATTATGCTTACATAGGATTTGCAGATATTCAATTATTTAACGAAGGTTGTTCTATAAGAGAAAGTTTTACTACTGGTGCAGCTACGACAGGCAGAGCACATTCGGTTGGAAATAGTGACGGAAGGCATTATCAGGTTACTTCTGGTGGAGCACAATCAAGTGAATATCCAGCTGCTGCTACTTTTCCATCATTTACAAATAGCATAATAGGTGTTGCTTTAAATTTAGATGACAACAATTTCACTCTTTATAAAGATGGAACTGTTATGAATCCAAGTGGTACTCCTATTAGTATAACAGCTGGAAATTATATACCAGCAGTAAGTATTTATGGAAATAATGTATCAATGAACTTTGGCTCTCCACCTTATGCAATCTCATCTGGCAACACAGATGGTAATGGCTATGGAAACTTTGAGTATGCAGTTCCTAATGGCTATCTTTCTCTTTGTACTAAAAACTTATCGGAGGTATTAGGCTAATGGCAATAATTGACAAACCCTCAGATTACTTCAACACCGTTCTTTATACAGGTAATAGTTCAACACAATCTATTACAGGTGTTGAATTTCAACCAGATTTTACATGGATTAAAGCTAGAAACCAAGCATACAATCATTTTTTATTTGATGCTGTTAGAGGTGTTCAAAAAAGAATAAAAACAAATTCTACAGATGCAGAAAGTACAGTAACAGGATTAACTTCTTTTGATACAGATGGTTTTGGTCTAGGTTCAAATGTAGATATGAATGGTTCTGGTGTAAATTTCGCATCATGGAATTGGAAAGCTGGTGGCACAGCATCATCAAACACAGATGGAAGTATCACAAGTAGTGTAAGTGCAAATCAAGATGCTGGATTTAGTATTGTGTCTTATACAGGTACAGAAACAAATGCTACAGTTGGTCATGGTTTAGGTTCTGCACCCAGAATGATTTTATTTAAAAGATATGGAACAACTGGAAATTGGGGAGTTTACCATGAAAGTTTAGGAAATACTAAGGGTTTGTTTTTAAATACAACAGATGCTGAATCAACTGAATCAACTTATTGGAATAATACATCACCAACATCTTCTGTATTTAGTTTAGGTGGTAGTTCTTTAGGAAATAAATCTACTTCAATGATTGCCTACTGCTTCGCAGAGAAACAAGGCTACTCAAAATTTGGAAGCTACACAGGTAATGGAAGTACAGATGGAACATTTGTTTATACAGGGTTTAAACCAGCTTTTGTTATTTTTAAAAGAAGTAGTGGTACAGGAAATTGGCAGTTATTGGATAATAAAAGATTAGGATATAATGTAGAAAATAGAACTATATATCCAAACTCAAGTATTGCAGAACAAGATGAAGATGACGCAGATTTATTATCAAATGGTTTTAAATTAAGAGGTAGTGGTACAGATGGTAATGGTTCTGGCTCAACATACATCTACATGGCATTTGCTGAAAATCCATTCGTAACATCAACTGGTGTACCAGCTTGTGCAAGGTAGTTATGAAATTATTTAATTTAAACCTTACAAAGAATGAAACTTTGTTTCAAGCAACTGCGAGATAACTATGAAGTTTGTATTAGCTTACACAATCTGTTCAGCAATAACTGGGATGTGTACTAATACAGAAGTATCACCAATAGAATTTAATTCCTGGAGTGATTGCGTTAAAGCAGGTTCATTATCAACTGTTCAAATTGTTAATGAAAACGAAGAAAAATTTAACGAAGAAAAATTATATGTAACTTATTTTTGTAACGAGGTAAAAGGTGAGGATGCCTAATAAAAAATCATCACAAAGATCTAACTTAGAAGATCATAATGGTATTAGAATATCTTATCACGAGAAGGTTTGTGCAGAAAGAATGAAAACTTTATTTAATAAAATTGATAATATGAATAAAGAAATAAAAACTTTAAGTGGTGACATTAGTGAATTAAAAGAATATGCAAATAAAAGTAAGGGTGGT